CTATTTCAAGAACTACATTGGCAGTTGGTGATAGCTGGACCACTGATGGCGTTACAGACACAAACGGAAATTTTAAAACTATAGGCTTATCTGGAATTAGCGGAATAAGTGGTTATAGTGGCTATTCTGGTTATAGTGGTAGTGGCATATCAGGTTATTCTGGATATAGCGGTTCTGGCATAAGTGGATTTTCAGGGTTTAGTGGAATATCTGGATTTTCTGGCTATTCAGGAACAATTGGAACTACCACGGGTACTGGTTCAGTTGTTTTGCAAACCAATCCATCTATTACAAATCCAACAATTACCAATTATGTTGAAACTTTGTATACAGCAAACACGTCAACTGCAATTACTGTTGATTTAACAAATGGAACCGTTCAAAAATTAACTTTGACTGCAAATGCAACAATTACGATGCCTACCGCTGCGGCAGGAAAATCGTTTATAGTAATGTTAAAACAAGATGCAACAGGATCAAGAACTGTTACTTGGTCTACGGTATCTTGGCCCAGTTCAACTGCTCCAACAATTACATCAACTGCTAATAAGCAAGATATGTATTCTTTCTTTAGCGATGGTACTAATTGGTATGGTGTAACCGTAGGACAAAACTTCTAATGTTTAGTGCAGGAATATCAAAACAAATAAGTGGTGGAAATGTTGATCCACAATTCAATTATGTTACTGCGTTACTTCACGGTGATGGGACCAATGGCGCACAAAACAATACTTTTGTAGATACATCTGGTAATAGTTTAGCTATTACTAGAGGAGGTACTGCTACACAAGGAACATTTTCTCCTTACGGTACTTTATGGAGTAATTATTTTAATGGTACTAATGGTTACATAGTTTGGCCCGCTGGTGCTATGTCAATTGGAACAAGTAATTTTACTTTTGAATGTTGGATTTATCCAACCGCAGTAACTTCAAGTATGAGTTTTTATAATAGTTCCGCAACTAATGGATTGCAAGTTGGATATTACACAACGACAGGTTGGGGAATTGCAGCCAATGGAACTGCTTGGATTTACAATACAGGCACATTACCTACATTAAATGCTTGGAATCATATTGCTGTTTGCAGAGGTGGAACAGGAACAAATCAAACAAGTATATATTTAAACGGTACAAGGTGTGGAAATTTTACTGCTTCAACTAATTTTGTGGCAGGAGCAGGAGCAATTGGAGGTACAACTACTGCAACCCAATTGTTTAACGGCTCTATATCTAATATGAGATTAGTAATAGGAACAGATGTTTATGGATATACCAATACATCTATTAGCGTTCCAACTAGTCCTTTGACTAATATTATAAATACAGCTTTTTTAACTTGTCAGTCAAATAATTTTTTAGATAATTCATCAAATAATTATGCTTTAACTGCATCTTCTACGGCAGCAGTACAACGCTTTAACCCTTTCTTACCTACATCAACACAAGCATATTCAACAAGTGTTATTGGTGGTAGTGCGTATTTCAATGGAAGTACTGATTATTTAACTGCACCATCAAGTTCTTTTTATGCCATTGGTACAACAGGAACAATTGAGGCTTGGGTTTATTTAACTGCTTACAATGCTAATCAACGTATATGTTGTATTACTTCTGCTGGAAACACACTTGATGCTTATATTACAACGTCTGGATTTATTGGTGCTTATGGTGGAATATTTACAACAACAACAGGAGCAATTGCTTTAAATACATGGGCACACGTTGCAATAGTTTTAACATCTGGAGTTGCAAAAGTTTATGTTAATGGTGTTTCTCAAACATTAACTGGCACAACATCAGGTATAAACATAAGTTCTACTGGAACACTTTATATTGCAAATTATTCGACAGGTACTTCTTATGTTTTTAATGGATACATGGAAGATCTTAGAGTAACCAATACTGCGGTTTACTCTGCAAACTTTACACCTCCAACTGCCCCATTGACTGCTATATCTGGAACAGTAATTTTACTAAATTATGTTAACGCTGGCATCTATGACAATGCCATGCAGAATGATATTCTTACTGTAAGTACAACTTACCCAAGTATTACTACGGCTAATAAACAATACGGTACAGGAAGTATTTATTCTCAAGCAACAGGTAACTACTTATACTTTCCTAAAAGTAATACGTTTTACATGGGTAGTGGTGACTTTACTATTGAATTTTGGATATATTGCAATTCAAATTCTGGAGCAATTATTGATCAATTCCCCAATGCTTCAGGATCATATTTAACAGGTCAATACAATATTATTTTGTTAACGACCAATAAATTAAATTTTACTGTTGCCGCTTCCGCATCTAGTACAGCTTCTTTTACTACTACAGGATCATTTTCAACAAACACATGGACTCATGTTGCTTTGGTAAGAAGCTCTGGGGTATTAAAGTTTTACATTAATGGTACGGCAGATGCGACAACTTTGACTTCATCACTTTCGGTTGGCGTGCTTCAAACTGCTGGATATATGATGAATAATGCAAATGGACAAAATAATCCTATGGTTGGATATTTAGATGATGTCAGAATGACCCCTGGTTTTGCCAGATATACTTCTAACTTTACTCGACCTTCTGCTGCATTCCCTAACTATGGAAGATAAACATGAAAATAGCAATCATTTCTGACAACGCAATTCAAATTGGTGATTATTGGGATTTATTTCCAAATACATCATTTGGTGTAAATGGTCCAAGTGATGAATGGTTAACTGAAAACTCATGTAAAAAAGTTAATCTTTTAAAAGAACATGATTCATTAACTCAAAAAGTAATTCAATGCGATCCATATATTGATGGAGAATGGGTTTCTACTGTATCAGTGATTGATTTAACTGAAGAAGAAATTGCATCTGCAAAAGCAAACGCAATGATCAGAATTAGATCAACAAGAGATGCACTTTTAACTACTTGTGATTGGACTCAAATTCCTGATGTATCTATTGCCAAAAAAACAGAATGGGCAACCTACAGACAAGCATTGAGGGATTTACCCAATACAATAACCACAGACCCTAGAACTTGGAATGAATGGCCTAATAACCCAGACTATGTATCGTTAAATTAAAAAGGAAATGTAATATGTATGGCTTGGATGTAAAAACGCAGTGGGAAGAAATTCTCAAGATTCATTGTATAAAGTTAGCCAAAGAAATCCATCCTGAATGGTATCGATGGGCTTTAACCAATAACTATGAAAGAGCAGTTTTCCTAAAAGGAGACCCTGTTTTACCTAGAGAAGCCACACGGTATATGTGGGCCAATCAAAATCTACTGGGTAAAAAAGTCCTAGAAGTAGGATGCTCTTCTGGTTATGGATGTCAATTCCTACCCAACGACACCGAATATCTTGGTCTGGATTACGATCCAATCATCATTAATGTTGCCCAAGAACAGAATTGGATAGAAAAGTCTCAGTTTCTCCAAGGTGACATCAATCAAGTTGCCCTAGATCACTACGACACCATCATTGCTTTTGAGGTCATAGAGCACCTAGATAACGGTTTAGAAATCGTAGAAGAGCTTAAAAACCATTGTGATAGGCTACTTATCACCGTGCCTTGGAATGAGCCTGTAGGGTTTTGGGGACCTCATCACAAGATACATGGACTCAATGAATCCCACTTTCAAGGATTCAAGTTCAATTACATTGACCAACACGGTCGTGTGTCTGATACGGTTAACCCAATCAGTCCAGAAAACCAATGCAACCTGATGATTTTGAGGTGGGACCGTGGATAGTGTGCTTTGCTCCATCGGGACTAGAGGCCGATACGACACCACACTACCTTTAGCATTAGCAGCCATCATCAATCAAACAAAGAAGCCTGACAAGGTTATTATCTTTGATGACAACGACAATCCCAGAGATGTTCGGGAGGAACTAATTTACAAGAACTTATTCAAAATGATGGACATCAAGAACATCGAATGGGAATGGGTTTTTGCTCAAAAGAAGGGCACTCATTGGAACCACCAGACTGCCAACATCATGCCCTACAAATGGGTATGGAGAATGGACGATGATTGCATCCCAGAACCCAATGTTCTTAGAACTTTGTTAAGTTATGCAATACGCAAGGATGCTGGTGCTGTTGGAGGGTCAATCCTTACGCCTCCACTACCCAGCCCTTTTAAAGCAACTGGGAAAATAGAAAACATCAACAATGAACCCAACATTCAATGGGGTCTTATTGCTAAAGAACAACAAGTAGAACACCTACATTGCTCTTTTGTTTACCGAGCAGGAATCCATGATTACAACATTGGCCTCTCCAGGGTAGCGCACCGTGAGGAGACTTTGTTCAGTTATGGGCTACATCAGAAGGAATACAAGCTTTACGTCATTCCTGAAGCGATTACATGGCATTTAAAGAACCCTGAAGGAGGCATTCGTAGTGAGACCGATGAATCCATGTATGTCCATGATGAGCAGATATTTGCCAACTTCATGCAATACAAGGACCACACCATTGTGGTATTAAACTGCGGTTTAGGAGATCACATTGTTTTTTCTAAGATATTGCCTGAAATAAAGAATCCATTGATATTTACTTGTTATCCAGACATAGTGCCTGGTCATCCTATTGCTTACGCTGAAAAGGGGTTTGGTAGTATTGACCAATGGAATATCTATTTGAAAATGTCCCAATGGGGATGGAAAGGCTCTTTGGAAAGTGCTTTTAGAAAGATGTACTTATGATTATTATTAGTCCATACTCTAAAGCCCTGAAAAGTGGCAAAGAAAACCCCAAGAACTATCCTTACTGGGAAGAAGTCTTAAAAGGAATTAAAGAGCCTGTTATCCAAATTGGTGTAACTGGTGAAAAGCAAATATGTGAGGATTTTAGAGAAAATCTCAGTTTTGATGAACTTAAAGCACTTTTAAAAGAATGCCGAACTTGGATTGGGTGTGATTCGTTTTTTCAGCATTTGGCTTGGTCTGAAGGCAAAAGAGGAATCGTTATTTTCTCCAGATCGGACCCTAAAATCTTTGGGCATCCTGAAAACGTGAATCTTCTCAAAAGTAGGGAATTTCTCACTCCTTACCAGTTTATTTGGTGGGAAGAGCAAGAATACGTCAAGGATGCCTTTATTGACCCAAATGAGGTCATAAAAGCATTGGAATTATTCTAGAACTTGGTAAAATTAAAACGATGCTCAACTTCCACCTTCAAACACCATGAGCGACTATATCCCATTAAGAACTCCTTTTTCCAACATGAGCTTCACGCCCGATGTGCCTAGCAACGCATTGGGGCCAAATGAATATAATTCAGGGCTAAACGTAGAAGCTGATGTCAGGGGTATAAAGAAGGTATTTGGTGAAGTAGATATTGCAACCGCTATACCCAATCTGCCCATCTTTATGGATGGTGGATTTAGATCAAATACCTCTTGGGTGTATATCATAGCCACCAGAGATTCTTCCAATCACGGAAGATGGTACATGGTGACCGCTACAGGCATCACCAACATTACCCCAGGTGTAGGAGCCAATCCTTCTGTTTACCTAACTGGATACACGGAAAACATCAACATCACGACATCATGGGTAGGAAACGTCTTTTTCATCAATGATGGAATTAGCGCACCCATGTATTTTGGTCCTACGCAGACTGAAATCTACTCTTATGATGCTGCACCCGATAATTATATTTGGAACTACGAATCTGGTTTAAGTCCATCTGTCACAAAGGTGGTTGCGGTAATGATGAGGAACTATTGCTCACCTAACGTGGGTAATATTTTGATTGCTGGTAACTTAACCAAAACTTACGCCTCTGGGCAAGTTATTAATTACCCTACTACGGTTAGATGGTCACAACAGTTTGCAAATACGGGTGTTCCTGCATCTTGGACTCCCACCTTATCAAATGTAGCCAACGAAGTAGAGATTCCTGTTCGTGGACCCATCATTGACGGCTTCTTCTTGGGAGGCAACTTCTATGTCTGCTCTTATTGGGATACTGTTGTTTTTGCTCCTATTGCTTATCAATCTTCTACCGCTCCTATTTTTGGCATACGTTTGTTTAACCAAGGTAGAGGTTTGTTCAATAATAACTGTTGGTCCAATACGGATTCCAATGTTTATGGCGTTGATGCTAGGGATATTTGGGTATTCGATGGTACTAATTTTCAGCCATTGGGTAATCAGCGAGTACGGGATTATTTCTTTGCCAACATCAATACTTCACTAGATTCAAACGGTGAGCCTTATGCTGACCGTATGTTCATGGTGAACAATACTCAAAAGAATCAAATTGAAATTTACTACCCAGACAAAAACAGTACTTCATGGTGCAACAAGATGCTTTCATGGAGATACGACATTCAAGTATGGAATGCTCCTAAAGACGTTCAATACGCCTGTGCTGGATGCGAAGGACCTAGATGGGTAGATGCAAGTACCGATTACTATAATCTTGCCTCAAGAGCTGTGGTATATGCCAAGGGTGGTATAGCCAATCAAAAGCTTGTAGAAACCTCAATAGGGAATTCATTTAGTGGAAATACTATTCCTGTGTTATTTGAGCGTACAAATGTTACTTTGGTTAGTACTGACGGTCCTATTCCTTTCTCTAGTAAGGTATATGTACACAGAATGATGCCTGAAATATCAGGTTCTGGTACTGTAAATATTACTATAGGAGGAGCAAATTCCACGGCTCAAACGGCAACTTACGGTCAAACAGGGGTTGTTTCTATTGTTACAGACACGCCTTGGGTGACCACTCAACAAAATACTTTTAGAACGATTGCAGTCAAGGTTGAATCAAATGATGCCACAAATGCCTTTAATCTGACTGCTATGAACTGGCAAGCCACAGTTACTGAGGATGCGTTCTAATGCCATTTTCCTTAACCTCTAATCCCAATCTGAGTGAGATTTCGGATGCCATTAATTATCTTTTAAATAATTTTGGCTCTAATATTTCTATTGACCTTAGTACAGGAATTATTGCAGGTCCATCAGGAAGAATATCCAATCTCTATAAATACATTCAAATTAAGTACGCCACATCATATGATGGTTCAGTAGGTTTCAGCAATGTACCTACAAATGCGACTTATTACGGCATCAGAAACTCTAACGATCCAACTGAATCCACCAACCCTGCCGACTATATTTGGTACAACACAACAGGTTTTGGAACGACCAATTACCTTTGGTACATTGTGGCTGGTGGAAGACAGATTGATTTCTATCTAAATCCTACAGCTCCTAGCGATTATTACGTCAAGGATTCTGGTACTGCTATCGACATTGATATTGTTACTACGACAAAAACCCAGAATGTATCTATTCCTGCCATTTATCAATGGACATCAGGAAGCGCCCCCACAAGGCCGTCTACGACCTCAACGTATACTTGGTCTACTGCTTCCTATTCAGCGCCTTCTGGATGGACTACAACGCCTTCTACAAACAGTACGCCAGGATATGTGCAATGGGCTATCTTTGTACCGATTACTGCCAACTCTAATACTGCAACCTCAGTTATAGATTGGACAAATACCGCCTATCCAATAGTGCAATTTAGTGCAAATGGTGCAACGGGCACTACTGGTAGCAATGGGTTAAGCTCGATAACTGCTTACTTGCAGCAATACCAAGGTACTGGGGTTCCAAGCACACCCGCAAATACTACAGGTCCGACTGCACCAACAGGATGGACATTGACTGCACCAACAACCGTAACTGTTGGAAATGTCATTTGGTACACTTTTGGGCAATACAACTCTAGTTCTGGAACAATAAGCGGTATTCCTGCTGGTCAAACTCAATGGAGTGCGCCTGTAGCTGCTTCTGTTTTCCAAGATATTCGATCTGATAACTGGAATGGATCGACTCCTCCTACACCTGGCACTCCTTCTACTTATGGAACCGCTGGATATTACATTTCTAGAACAAATGGAAGTATGTGGTTAAATAGTGTGTACGGTCGAGGTGTTGCCACTTTTGATGGAACAAATACAGGACCAAGTGGGTCTACTGCTGCAATTCTTGCTAATACAAGTTTAGCTCAAAATGCAGGGATTGAAGCTTATAGCAATAATACCTTTTTGAGTTCTGGTGCTTTAAGAGCATTCAATAGCCAATCAGGAGGAGGTAACGCTATTTATGCTTATCAAGGCGGGACTGGTAATGCTGTTTTAGGTCAAACTGCTAATGGTGTTGGAATTTATGGAACTGGAACAACTGGAGTTCAAGGAAGTGGCACTAATGGTGTAATTGGATTTGGTGCTACAGGTAATTCTGGAGTTTTAGGCCAAACAACTGGAACAGGTTTTGGTGTTTATTCTTATGGAATAATGGGAACTAATAATAATTCTTTTGTTTCCAATTTATATTCACAATATACTCAAACAGTTGTTGGGACAACATCAAATCAACTTAGGTTTGTTAGCGGAACATCAACTGGTTCTGGAGTGGCAACTTTTGCAAGTACGAACAAACCTGGTGGAACAACTACTAATGTTTGGATGACAATCCAAATTGATGCAACAACTCTTTACATTCCTGTTTGGACATAAACATGAGAAATACAACTATTCCTGCACAAACTGTTACTGAAGATATATCTAGTTTAGATGAAGTTGTGGGGTATCAAGTTCGGTTTCTTGTTGGCAAAAAAGATTCTGATGGAAATTGGATTACTGGTCAGCAATTTGAAACTTTTGTAGTTTCTGGACCCGCTTATGAAGAACTCAATGGCCCTCCCCTTTCATGGTGTCCTGACAAGCCCACAGGAACGTATAGAAACGAAGATTTGTGGCATTACGTTGATTTACAAAGAAATAGCGTTTAATCGTAAACATCGGTAAAATTCAGCAAAAGGATTAATATGGGTGCTCCAGTACAAAATCAGGCTCAACAATCGATGGGAACTCAACCTACGTTACCTCAACAACCTACGTTGTCTACAGGTAATCAAGGCAATCAGTATCCTATCCAACAAAGTCAGTCGATGCCTGATCTGCCTATGGGTAAAGGAAACACCACTAATTCGGCAACTTCGGGGCAACCTCAAATGGGTATGCCAAATACAAATATGAACTCTAACGGGTTTGGAGGTTAATCATGGGTGCATCATCAGGTTCCAGTACTGCAAATTTAACGCCAGAACAAACACAAACAATAAATCTTCAAAACCAATTATTAAGTTCATTGGTTCCCACCTATAAAGGTGTTACTGAAGGTGCTCAAGCAGCTTTGGATATGTCCAAGCAAGGAGTACTAAATGCTTCTCAACAAGGTTTAAATACTTCTTTAACAACAGCTAACGCTTTAAATACAGGTGGTTTGAGTGCTTTAGGTACTTCTTCTGATACTCTGAAAAACATAATTTCTCCTGATTACATCAAGAATCAATTGGCTGCTGCTACGCAACCTATTCAAGAGCAAACCAGAGAATTACAAAACCAACAAAATGCTCAATACGGTGGCTCTGGTAATCTAGGGTCAGCCCGTGGCGCTTTGGCAGATGCTAATTTGGCTTCTTTAAGTCAACAAAGACAAAACCAAGCGGTTGCTGGAGCCATTTCTAACATTACTGGACAGCAAATTGGTGCAGCAGGACAATTAGGTCAAATGGGTGGTCAAGCGATTAATACTGCTCAAGGTGCTAATCAAGCTGCTCTTGGATTTGCCAATGCTCCACAATCTGCTTATGCACAATACGCTAGTACTGTATTTGGTGTACCAAGTTCAGCATCAACTGCTAATTACAGCGGTACACAAGGTCAATCCTCAAAAGGCTTTAAAATTTAAGGATTTATCATGGCAACAACTGGTATTAATGTTCAAAATATTGGGATGTCTTATGGAAAAGATTGGCAAAATCTTAATGAAGAAGGTTTGGCTGATTCTTTAGGTTATGGAACTAAAGGTAAACAAGCCATTAAAAATCAATTAATTGGTGGTGCTATTGCTTATGGAAAAGATATGTTTAATCCAGTTCCTCCACCAGGCGCTCAAGCTCCTGTTCCTAGTGGCGGTTTAGGAAGTAATTTAGGGCAATCTTTAAATCAATTTCCTGCACAAATTGCACCTAATATTACCCAACAACAAGCCCCACAACAAACTGAAGATGTTGATAAATTTGTAAAAGACCTTGTTCCAAAACAAGTAAGTTCATTTACTGGTGGTTTTGATCAATTTGGCGGTGCTGATGCTTTAGCTGGTATGGATGACGCTTCCGCTTTGTTTGCTTTTGTATAGGATAAATCATGCCTGATGACCAACAACAATTTGGAGAAGGATTAAAAAGTCCTTCTTTGCGTCCTATAGACGATTTAAATAACAAGTATGAACTTGCTGTAAATAATAATGATTTGGGTGGGATGAAATCATTATTGAATCAATCATTTGGTACATCTGTCTACGATAAAGCAAAAGATGCTACTTCTATCATGGAAAGTAGACAAAAAGAATACGATACAAAAGTGGTTCCTTTTGTTGAAAAACTTAAAAGTCCAGATGGAAGATTGAATGCCGTCAAAGATTTTGAAAATGTAGAAGATAAACCATCTTTTATGTCTTTTGTTGTTGAAACTCTTTTGGGTAATCCTAATGCTAGATTAATGGCTACTGGAGGAGTTATAAAGCCTTTTTTAGAAATGGGCAACGATGGAAAGACATATCAGGTTTATAAAAACGAACTTGGAAAAATACAAAATGTATATGATTATGAAACTAAACAACCTATGCCACAAGAAAAGGTTGCTCAGTTACAAATTGGCAATCCTTTAACCACCAAAAGACTTGAAGACCAAAATAAATACAATGGTGAAGCTTTAAACAAAGAAAATGAAGCTGTTAGTGCTTGGTCTGGATATGCTGAAAAATCCAAAAGAATTGCTGAATTAAATCAAGGTTTAATTAATAAATTCAAAAATAACTATCAATTTAGCCAACAAGAAATGAAAGACTTGATTGGCTTTCAGTCTAGCAAGATTGGTAGAACACAAAGTTATAACGATGTTGCCGACAAGCTTAATCAATTAATTAATGGCAAAGGCACTAACTTCAGTAAAGAAGATGCGAAGGCATTGAATGGTTCATTAAAACTTGGTGGATATGGAGAGCCAGTAAACATTGGACTTAGTTCTGATGGTAAACAAGTAACCGTTAATGGCAATAAAGCCAATGAACAAGATTTAAATCAATTACAAAAGCATTTTAGTAATCTTGCTGAACAATCAGTTAGCTTTGATGTTACTCAACAAAGTTCTGCTGCTTATAAGTTGTTTAGTACTTTGTTACCAGAAGAGCAACAAGCTGTTTTAAATTTGCGTGATTATCAAAATGATTTGGCTAAAGACTTTGATAAATTAAAAGAAAAACATGATTTGCCATTTTTGGTAAACATAAATGCTTTTGATTATTTAAAAAGCCCTAATAGTCTTGAGGCAACTAATGAAGCAATTATTCATAATGCCAATCAAATCAATAATTTCTCACAATATAGAGATCAACAATTAAAAAACTTCAGAACAGTTGGTCAATTACCTCAAGCTGGTTCTATTCAAAAATCATATTTGGGTACAGATTCTTATAAACAATCTGCCGACAATTTAACTAACATTTTGACCAATGTTCTTAAAAAGCCTGTTGGTTCTTCACAAACTACTGCTGGACCTACTGATTTAAGTTCTGCAACAGAAGCCATACAACCACCTGCAAGTCAAAGCATAACTAAGCAAGGGATGTCTCCTGAACCTCAGAATACACAAAGGCAATTGAATGAGATACCTCAAGCAAGCAAACCACCTAGTCCTAAAGAAAAGGCTAAGGAAAAAAGATCAGCTAATGAAATCATCAACAACACGTTGAAAAGAGTTCCATAATGAATGATTTAACTTCAGATCAAATTGATTCTTTGCATGAAGCATTTGCAAAAGAAGGATATACGCCTTCAGAAGCTCACGCTGCAATTGAAGAACATAGAAAATCATTGAGAGAAGAGAAAAATAAAGAGGATAGCCTGGCTACAAAATCATTTGATAGCATAACAAAAGCTATTAATGACGCACCTTGGTTTACTCCACCTGCTGTTGTAGCTGGTACTGGAGCTGCCATTTATGGCGTATCAAAAGCACCTTCAATTCTTTCTAGAATGTTTGGCAAAACAGAAGAAACACCTAGGATAGAGCCACAAATGAATGTCAATCAACAGTCAGTTAGAGGTAGGATTGAGCCTACTTTTGACCAAGCTGAAACAGGCATGGAAGTGGCAACACCTGAAGACATGAAGAGATTTGAATCTCATCCTGTATTTCAGGAAAATCCAAGCATAGTGACCCCAGAACAATTCACTATGCAACAAAAAGGTTTGCAAAACAGAGAGGCCAACATAGCCAACGCTGCCAAGCCTACTTCTAATATGCCTTTGAACCCTGTTAATCCTACAGATCAAATCATAGACGTTAATAATCCTAAGCCTGAAATTCAAGCTCAAAGTGCTCAAAATCAATCCTTGGGTGAGCAAATGGCTAGTGATCCAAATGTTCAACATGAGGCATTGGTAGAAGAGGTTAAACAAGGTGTACCACCTAATACGCCTGTTAATCCATCCGCATCAACCGAAGAATTGCAAAACATTGAAAGTCTTGGACAGGCATCACAAGATTTAAAAGAAAAAGGTAGCCAACCGCCTCCAGCAAAACAACAACCAGTTAAAGCCACTAGACTTCGTGGAGAAGCTAAAATTCAAGCTGATGAGCTTTCAAGAATAAATAAAGGTTACAACCAATATTCACAAAAGCTTGGAGGTTTAGGAGATATTCCAAACAAAGCTTCTTCTATTCTTCAACCGCAGTTTGATAGTGCTTGGGAAGATTTGCATAAAAATGTGTTTAAGGGTGTTAATCCGAAGAGTCAATCAGGAAACCCAGAGTTTTGGGATGATGCGGTAAAACATTTACAGTCACAACCTGAAAAATACAAAGACATTCTTGATTTCATGGAAAGAAATCAAAAAGATTACGGTAGCAAAGGTGCTGCACTTCAAAAGGGCTTTAGTAACTTTGGTTTGATGGCGGGTACTGCGGGTGCTGGATTGGCTGGTCTTGGCCTTTATCAAGCCTTTAAACATGGCATGAATACTGGTGACTGGTCTAATCTTGGAATTGGCGTGGCAGATACCGCAGCAGCGTTTAAACTATCTAATCCAGCTATGATTCCTTGGGCATTAGCAACCCATATTGGTGGACTTAACACCAATGAGAATCAAGAATTACAATACCGCAGACAAATTGGTAATGGTAGAGGTGTAGCACCGCCTAGCATGGGACAAAGATAATGTTTGATTCATTGGCTTTCTTCAAAGAATGGTGGTTGGCAAACAGGATAATGAATGTTCCTGAAGATGCTATTCATTTTTACGACAAAGTATCTGGATTGGTTCTTTATCGACATGAAGAATTTCAAGTAGAGTTATTTATTACTCAACCAATGACCAAAGGTTTATCTCATATTCATCCTAATGTGGATTCTTTTGAGGTGCATTTGTCTGGGGATATATCTTTTGATTGCCAAGGTGAAATATTCAACAAGAACAAATTAGGAGATTCTTTAAGAATACGCCCTTATTGTTGGCATGGTGGGGATTTTAATGAGCGTGGTGGGGCTTTTTTATCCATTCAAAAATGGTTAAATGGCGTGAAACCCACTTCAATTGTCACAGATTGGCTGGACATTGAGAAAAACACAATTGGTACTGTTGCATCACAATAAATCATGGATGAAAAAATCACTCACGAACAAATCTATGTCCGTCTTTGTGCTGTAGAAAGCAAGGTAGATGAAATAGACAACAACACCAAAGCCCTTGTGGAAGGCTTTAATGCGGTCCAAGGGGCGTTTAAAGTACTTGGGTGGGTATCTGTTATTGCCAAACCTATTCTTTGGATTGTGGGCGTTTTAGGGGCTTATTCGTTTCTAGTCGATTACTTTAAAGGTAAGTAGAAATTGATCCGTTCACTCTTGTCGCTATGGCTTCTGGGGCTTTCAAGCTCATTAAGCAGTCTTGCGAAATGCTCAATGAAGGTCGGGCGTTGGTCAAAGAAGTGGTCGGTGAAGTTGGAGGGGCAATCGATAACATACAAGGAGCCAAAAAGGATGTCCTTGGCCTCTGGGGTAAGATCACCAGTCTCTTTGGAATCAAACCTTCCTCAGCCCCAGTCTCAGCACCTAAACCAGTTGCTAAACCAGCTAAAAAGGTCAAGCAAAAGGCGCCAGAATTCGATGAAAATGCAATATTTGCGGAGGTCGGGAAGAACCTGACAGAGTTTTTTAAGGCTTATAACGCACTAGATTTGTACATTAAAGAAGAAGAAGAGAAGTCTAGACACGTTTTTGACCCAGAAAGTGACAATTCAGCCAATGCTATTAACAGGGTTTTGGCCCAGTTACAGATGGAAAAGTTAAATGAAGAGTTGAGGGAGTTCATGGTTTACCATGTACCTCCAGAAATGAAAGACTTATACGGTAGGGTTAATAAAATGCTTGGGCAAATTGCAAATGAACAGGAGTTAGCAAGATTAGATGAACTGAAGAAAAAGAGGCAAGTCGCATGGCAACGAAGACAGTTAGCAGACCGAGTGCAAAACCGTCTAATGGCTATGGGTCTAACAACAATCCTAATAATTTGGCTGTGGATAGTGATGCTGACAATGACAGGGAGACTTGGTACATAGTGATCATTATCATTTTGATGGTCCTCTTTATGATCATTATTCCTTTGATCATTGACGTTTATGTTGAATCCAAAATGGCTTTAATTCGTGCTGAGAAAGCTATACAAAAGTTAGAAAACAAATGAAATATTTATTGGTTATATTGTTGTTGGTAGGTTGTTCTGACCGTTATCGGTATGAATGTCAGGACCCTAAAAACTTTCCATTAAAGAAATGTCAACGCCCTGATTGCCTTTTTAGCCAAGATTGCCCCGATTATTTAGTAGCCCCAGTACTGGAGAAACAAGTTGTCCAAGTTCCACCCCCAGCGACTCCTGACAAGTGAAGAAATCGAAGTAAGGGTTTGGGCTGCGGTCGTTATCGTAGTCACATTGATCCTTGCTGGTATCGTTATGTTCATGCTTTATAGCTTGGCATTTGTGGTGCAGCCCATCCGTTCTATGGCTCCAATCGATATGGCCTTTACAAAGATGATGAACGACATCGTGCTTTTAGTGGTCGGAGGTATAGGTGGAGTAATGAGTCGCAAGGGTGTTCAAGCGGTTGCAGATAAATTATCTACTATACCTAGCTCACCGTCCCCCCAAGGTGTACCCCAAGGTATACCCCATAATGGGGTAGGGTCTGGGAGTATGCCAGACTTCAACTTTATGGGTTATGTCAATCCTAAGTTAGATGAGGAGTGGAGAGCGCCTCCACCGCCCACAACCCCTCCTGACTACATAGACCCTTCTAAAGAAGAAATAGCGCATGAGAGAGCCATTGCTAAAGCGGAGGCTGTATGATTCCTAATCCTTGGATGATTCTAGGAGCAGTATTTATCGCTATCAGCCTGTACTTTTATGGTCATCATAAAGGTTGGAATGAGAGAGATGCTGAAATGCAAGCCGAGATTGCCGTCAAAAATGAGGAATCTAGGGCCAAAGAACAGGAAATGAATCAGAAACTTAATGAACAATCGTCTAAATTACAGGAGGCCAACAATGTTCTCGGTGAAAAACAAACTGCTTTGGATCGTGCCATTCGCTCTGGCAAGTTGCGCCTCGCCTCCCCAAGTTGCGTACAAGCCCCCACAAGTACCGCCACTCCCAGCGGAGATAGCAATCAAGCGGGAAGCGAATCTGACAGAGAGACTCTCGCAGCTATTGCAGCAATCATCGCAGACGGGGACAAAGTCATCAATCAGCTCAACGCCTGTATCGACTCCTACAACCAAGTAAGGGAAACTATCAATGGTAAATAGTGAGCAATTACAGCGTTTGGGAATCGGCATTGAATGGGTTCCTGCTCTTAACGACACTTTTGCTAAATTTCAGATAGCTACTGTTCGCCAACAGGCTTCTTTTATTGGTCAATGTTCGCACGAGTGCGGTAACTTTAAAATATTGGAAGAAAACCTTAATTACCGTGCTGCAACTTTGATGAAATTGTGGCCTAAACGTTTTCCTACCCAAGAAATAGCCAATTCCTATGAGAAGAATCCTAAGAAAATTGCCAATATGGTCTACAGCTCAAGAATGGGCAACAGGGACGAGGCTTCGGGTGATGGGTATCGTTTTAGGGGCCGTGGTTGTATCCAACTTACTGGTCACTCTAATTACTTCCATGCTAGTCAAGCTTGCGGGGTGGACTTTGTAATGAATCCTGACCTGGTGGCTACACCCCAGTACGCTGCAATGACCGCTGGGTGGTTTTGGTCTACTCATAATTGCAACCCTTTGGCTGAAAATCAGGACTGGATTGCTCTGACCAAAAAAATCAATGGTGGGATCATTGGTCTGGATGATAGAATTAAACAGACAGAACGAGCAGTTGCTGTCCTTTCATAGATGTCCTTTGCAAAGAAGGTTGGGGAGAGGGTAATTCCTCTCCCTTTTTTTATACCGCTTTCATAATCCCCTGTGGTTTGCCAGATCGTCCTACCCTGGTTCCAACTACCTCAATCAACTTCTTGGTCTTCAGAGCCTTGTAACGCCCTGTTATAGACCCGTAAGGAAGCCCTTTAAGCTCTTCAAGTATCTCATCAGATATACACCCCTCTGGATGCGTTCTAATGACCTCATAGACAAGTTTTTCAAGGGTCTTGGTGTCTACGCTATGCGCTGCCTGAACAGACGTTTGTGGGGCTTCTTTTCGATAAAGAAACTTGGGTAGTGTTCCGAATAGTTCTAGATTAAGCATTTTTACTCGATTCATATTTGAAGTTATTTATTGAAGCAATGATTCTTGCAATAAAGTCAGGGTCGTAACGCATTACATAATTTTCGTGAAATTTTTGGTGATACATTTCTTGATCCTTTACTAATATTTTTACTTCAAAAAATACATCTTCTTTTTTTTCATCATACATATTTAAGCCTTTAATAATTGGTTGATTTCTTTGTGTCTTTGTTTGTGGCAAGGTTGACAGAGCCAAATAACTTCAAGAGGTTTGTCGTAATCTTCATGATGGGCAACGGATTTTTCTTCTTTACATCTGATGCAGGGTAATCGAAATAAACTGCCATTACGGATGGCTCTAGCCACGGCATTGTGTGCAATTCCTCTCCTTCTGTCTTCTGTTCTCCATGCACGGTTAATTTCGACTTTTGCCTTGATACGTTCAGGAATTTTTGCTCTCTCCCTATCGTACGCCCTGAATTTTTCAATATTTTTATTCCTGTTAGCTGTAACATCTTTTTTGTTACATTCTTTGCATTTATTAACATGACCGTCCTCCATTCTTGGATGTTTATAAAACTCTTCTAAAGACTTAACGGCCTTGCATTTAAAACATTCTTTTTCCATGATGAACTCCTAAAAGTATCATCATTATACCCATTCTGACTAAAATGGGATATCCGAAGAATCATCTACTGCAATGGTCTTACGGGTAGGTTCAGAGACTTGACGGTCTTTGGGAGTTACCGATAAGGACATGAACTTGGTTCCTTGCTTACTGGTTTTGAGCCAGGCATTGATCCAAAACTCTTCACCGTTGACATTGATCTGACCCTTGTAGTCAGGATGGGTCTCTGCTTCCTTTTTGTCGTTTTTAAACAATGACCCACGGTTGGTGTTGTCAAATTCTTTGGTTGGTGTTCGTGTAAATGCCATTTCATTTTCCTTTAAGTGATTCGCCATGCTCTTTGAGCGTTCTTCTTACTTTTGAGTCCAAAAGACTCCATAAATAAGTCTTTTCTTCAGCGTCAGTAACGCCAATGTATTCTTCGTATGCCCCCACAATGTCATCATTGGTCATGTGAGCGATTATTTCCATAGCGACATCTCTAAGTACCGTCATCTGCTTTTCGCTTACCAGAGACCCGTCTGTGGGCTTGTGTCTGGGTGTGTCTTTGCCTGTTGTCATGTCCAGAGCATCGTGTTCTACGATCTCTAAAGCACTTACCCACAGATATCTACGGATGTAGGTTTCAACCGCACCGAGGTTTTGTACTGGATGACACCCTTTAAGAGCTGCCTCAGACATGGGTGAGGTTATAACAATTTGCTCTTCAGGATTGTCTTCATTGATAATCCTAAGTTGAGCAATATCTTGTCCGTAGGATACGATTCCTATTAAACCGTGGTCTTTAAATATCTTAATGGCAGGGACAATAAAGTCACCCAATTCAAAGTATGTATAACCAGCAAATTTATTCAACCCAGTCTTTTTGATTTCTGAGCTGTGGAAATCTTGTCTGGCAAGGTTTAGTTTTTGATATACGTTCATTTTTTTCTTTCCTCCATCATTGCATCTGCTAAATAGTAAGCATACATTGCCACTACACTTAGATCAGAATGGAAAAATCCATCATCACCTTCAAAATTAACTTCATCATCTAATTCTGGATTATGAAGAACTTCAAAAGCAAATTTCATAGCAAGTCCTGCAAAATGGTCTCTCAAATCCATTCCAAATTGAGTTACGTTTCCAGTTCTTCCATCTTCTTGTGTTATTCCAAATGTATGTGGAAATGCTTTCATGCTGCCACTCCAAATGCTATTCTGTATTCTTCTTGAATGATGTTGTCTTGAGTTGCATCATCAAACTGCCTGAATGCAATGAAGTGTTCATCACCACAACATCTAACATTCAAAGTCTTGATTGAAATGCAATACGCACAGTACAGATCATTGGCTGATTCTTGTTTGTACTGATTAACAAAGTCTGTAAACAATCCTTTTACTTTCATCTTACGCTCCATAGTAATAATGCAAATACACAAATAGCCAATATGTAACAAGCTATCAACTCGACTGTATCACTAATAAACACTTTTTTGTTTAATAGTAAATCCTGAATAAATTCTTCATCGTGAGTAAACTCCACGGGCTTAAATGGTGGGCAATATACTTTGCCAATCTTCACTTTGTCTAAACTATATGGTGTCATTCTCAACCTCCACTTTAATTTCTTTTGTTACTTTTCTAATTTCATAAATCAAAATGCCAAGAGCTTTAGCACCTTCATTTTGTAAATTAAAGAATCCTAGGACCCTATCTGGTCCTGGTTGATAGTAAACCAAATCTCTCAATGCTTTTTCAATTTCGATTAATTCTGATAATTTCATGGTGTCTCCTTAAAATGCACGGTCGTAAGCCAATTGATTCATGTAGATATCATCAGCGTTCAATTCGTCTAACTCATCTTCTGTCAAAGGTGTACCGTCCGTGTACTCGGCATAAATGACGTAGAAGTAAGATTCTCCAGAGCCATAATTGCTACCCTTCTCAATCTCAAAAGATTTTTCATCGATTTCTTTCATAGTGATCTCCTTGTTAATATGTGTCTACTATACCTTAGTTAATTAAACCATTGCAAGTGATAACCCTAGTCTTTGGTATGGTATTTACATTTAATAGAGTTTTGTGTATTATACGCAACATGACTATAACCGAACTCAAGCAGTTTGCCACACTGTATCAAGTGGCACGAATCCTCAAAATCTCTCCTCCTGCGGTGTACAAATGGGAGAAGAAAGAGCAGATACCACCTTTGCGCCTTTATCAATTAAAAGAATTGAGGCCCGAGTGGTTCAAAGGGAAGAAATAAACAAATTGGAGCGTGAGGACAAAGAAATGATCAAACGCTTCAGACGTATTTGGCTCAAGGAATGGGAGGCTCAGACTGATCCTTTCACGGCATGGGCATGGTGGACCTCTGAAGAACAGAGGGCTAGACGTAAAGCAATTTACGATCAATATGAAAAGGGAAATAATAATGGAAAAGAGTTGCTTTGAGTTATTTTGGGAGGTGTGGCCTAAAAGCCCTCGAAAAGCCTCCAAATCGATCTGTGAGAAGAAATGGAAGTCCAAGGGGCTAGATAAGCATTGGAGACAGATACATAAGCACGTTACCTGGCTTAAAACGACCGATATGTGGCGAAAATCAGACGGTAACTTTATCCCAGCTCCTTTGGTCTATTTGAACCAAGAACGGTGGGATGGGGCTGAGGTTCCTGAGATAGAAATCACTCTGACAGTAGGATACAAAGACCCTGCTCTTAAAAAGATCGAGGAAGACCGTAAAGTTGCCGTACAAATGCCAGATGAAATAAAAAAACAATTAGCGGAATTAAAAAAGAAACTAATTTCTGTATAATCCAAACTGTTGCTGTGGTTAGCAATAAGTTGAAAGCCGTTTACACATGCGTTCTGCTTTATCCAATGTTCGTAGGAATATATTGGATAGAGTAACCACCAGAATGCAGTTGTAAGCGGCTTTTTTTATTGTCAACCCACAACTCGAAGACCATGCGGTACGTCGGTGGTGGTCTTTTAAAAAACCCTGTTACACGAGCAAACCAAAGCAGGGAAGGTGGGCGAAGAATAGAGCCTGGTGGTAGGGAGAAATCCTATAAGTCTGTTCTGCTAGTGACGGCATGGCTCCAAACAACGGATTCAAACGTCAAAGTGAGCGTTTTACTGTTTCAGTACGGTAAGGGCTTGCTTTGTTCAAACATTCACCACCAACGGGGTTGTAGAAGGAAATAGAAACTGTGGATAACTCTCAAACTTTTTATAACTTTGAAATCACAAGAGATTGGTTAAAAACCATATCAGATGAAAAAGGTTTGACTGATGGTCAACAACATTTGCTAAACCATTGGGCAAAAGGTGCGCCTTATGTGGGGAAATTTATTCCGCAGCATATAGGTGAATTTTTGGAAAAATG